ACAACATCAGAACAAAGCTTCTCAATGGCTGTCATGTAGCCATCCCAGAAGTCTCGTTCTGAGTCACGGAAAGACCCTTTGTACTCAGTACGAGCGTACTCATACTCCTCAATGATGTGATCTGTGGAGATACACAGAGTCTCATCAAGTTCGTTGTTCATTGGAAGGAGGCCAGAACTCTGGCTCAGAGTGTAGGTAGAAATGTTCTGGGTCGAAGAAGTCATCATCAGTTGCTTCAGCATCTGTAATGATTCTTTGTTGGTCCTCTTTAGAGATCTTTTGAACGGTCATAAACGAGTCCTTTAGTAACAACAAAAGAACAACCCTCTAGAACTCTTTAGTAAAGAACTTTTAGAAGGTAATTAAGGTTGGTTGTTGAGTTGGTCCTTTAGGGCCACTTTATCTTCTGTCCCAAGGTGGCTTTCCATCCGTATGAACCTCCTTACCTTCTGAGGGTCTACCTTGGTTTCAAGCCAATGCAAATCACTGGTTCAATTGTTGGTTGGGTCAACAGCTTTTACGAGACTCCTACCTACGCTGGTGAGCCCGTTGACTACCGTCTCAAAGTTCTCGTACAAGACGCAAGCGATCTGATTGAGGAGCTGTCGGCTGAGTACGACAAAGCTTGTGATTGGTATCGTTCTGAGACTGGTAAGAAGAGCTTCTTTGATGCTCCCTTTGAGGTCAATGAGGATGGCTCTGCTGTTATCAGGCTGTGCGCCAAGCTCAACTACGGTGAGTTCCCCTTCCCTGCCGTAGACAGCGAGCTACAGCCCATTGCTGAGGATCTCGTGCTGATGGAGGGTACGAAGGTCATCGTGTCTGTTGATCCGATGTTCCACCCTCGTAAGTCCACTCGTGGTGGTCTTCGTCTGTGCCCCAAAGCCATTCAGATTGTTGAGGCTGTGACTCGCACTGGACGGGACAGTGGTCCTGTTGATGTGAGTGCTGTGTTCAGCAAGCAAGTTGGGTTCAAGCAAGCCAAGCCAAACCTGAAAGAACTTGCTACTATCACGTCCGAAGATCCCGACTTTTGAGTAAATGGCCAAGCGATTCCACAAGTACGGCAAACGCCAGGCTGATGGATTTCGCTCAGGCTTTGAAGGTCAAGTAGCTGACGATCTCAGCAACAACGGGGTGTACTGGGAGTACGAGCAACGCAAGTACAACCTCGTGATTCCACGGAGCTACACCCCTGACTTCGTTCTTGGTAACGGTGTCGTGTTGGAGGTCAAGGGCTACTTCGACCAAGAGGATCGCAGGCTGATCAAGCTGTTCAAGGAGCAGCACTCTGATGTGGACATCCGGATGGTTCTCCAGAAGCCGCATCAGAAACTCACCAAATCAGGGCGTATGACCTACGCCACTTGGTGTGACCGCTACAACGTGCCCTGGTGTGAGGGTCCGTCGATCCCAAAGGACTGGACTTTGTTGTAGTCTGTCTGCGGGTCGAACGGAAACCTCCAGGGCTTGAAACCACCTGGAGGTCTTTTTTATGTCTCGCGTTGTTGGCAGGTTGAGCTGCCCACGATGTGGTTCACGAGACAACGTTGCTCAGTACGACGACGGGGGACAGCACTGCTTCACCCCTGGCTGTGGTTACCACCTTTCTTCTTCGTTCACGATGCCCATCAATGAACCTCAGACCCATCAAGAGATTGATCCAATCCTTGGGACGTACAAAGCGATCCCAAGCCGCAAGATCCCCGAAGAGACCTGCAAGACCTTTGGTTACTTCAAGGGGGTCTATGGCGACAGCGAAGCGTTTTACTGGCCGATCTACGACAAGGAGCGTCGGCTCACGGGGTACAAGATTCGTAAACCGAACAAACAATTTGTTCAGCACGGCTCCAACCCTGACAATACTTTCCTGGGTCAGGAGAAATGGAGTTCGGGCGGAAAGCTGCTCGTTGTGTTTGAGGGTGAATACGACTGCTTATCCTATTCAGCGGTCAGAAAAACGTGGCCATGCGTGTCGCTACCGAATGGTGCTGACTCTGCAGACAAGTGCATCCGATCAAATCTCGATTGGCTTCTGAAGTTTGAAGAGGTCATCCTGTGCTTTGACGGAGATGACCACGGTCAGAAAGCCGCTCAGAAGGCCGTACAACTGCTTCCTCCCCGTCGAGGGAAGATCGGCAAGGTTGAGGGCTATAAAGACGCCAACGAGGCGCTTGTAGCGGGCGATAGCAAAGCCATCATGACGATGGTGTGGACCGCCACGGAGTATGAGCCTGATGGCATTGTCAGCGGCAGCAAGCTGCTGGAGATGGTGCTCGAAGACCCAAAGGTTGAGAGTGCTGAGTATCCCTACAGTTTCCTCAACGACAAGTTACATGGGCTTCGGAAAGGTGAGCTGGTCACAATCACGGCTGGAACGGGGATTGGAAAAAGCACTTTCGTTGCTGAGACGGCGTATGACCTCCTCGTCCGGCAGAAAGAGACAGTGGGTTATGTCGCTCTTGAGGAGAACATTCGACGAACTGCTCGCCGTTTTGTTGGTATGGAGCTTAATTATCCTGTCCACATCGACCGCAGCATTTACACCGATGAACAGATCTCAACCGCTTTTGAAGCAACTCTTGGAACGGGCAGGCTTTACCTTTACGACCATTTTGGCTCTCTCGACCCTACCGTTCTGCTTAACCGTATACGTCATTTGGTTACTGGTTGCGGGTGCGACTGGATCGTATTTGATCACCTATCGATTCTTGTCTCAGGTCTGGACCAAGGTGACGAGCGACGGGCCATCGATCAAACGATGACAAAACTCAGAAGTTTTGTTGAAGAAACAGGATGTGGGATGCTTTTGGTGTCACACTTACGCCGCCCTCTTGGCGACAAAGGTCATGAAAACGGTGCTCAAACAAGCCTTTCTCAGCTGCGTGGTAGCCACAGCATTAGTCAACTCAGTGATGTTTGCCTTGGCCTGGAACGAGATCAGCAAGCTGAAGACAGCAATGGAACTACTGTCCGAGTTCTCAAAAACCGATTTACCGGTTGGTGTGGAGTTGCCGGGACTGTGAATTACGACGAAAAGACCGGCAGAATGTTGGAGCTAAAAGGTGGCAGCTCTGTAAGAAAGTCTGCTGAGTTTGATGATTCTTTTGAAACCGACTTTTGATGTCCACTTGATGGAGATGAACCCGCTCAAAGTTACGGCTCTTGCTGTGACGGAGAAGGGCAAGCGATATCTCCAATCGTTCTTCAAGTCCAATGACCCCTGCAACCAGCTTGAATACGAACGTCTCGACGACTTCCTCGACTTCTGTTACAGCAGAAGACTTGAGGTCCACATCGACGGTGACGTTCGACGTGGAGACCAACGCCCTGAATCCCAGGGAAGTAACTACGATTCACTGCTGTGCAATCCACTCAAAGACCCAGACGCAGCTGCTTGAAGATCCCAAGGAGTGGCTGAACATCCTTGAGAACGCTGATGTGTTGGTGGGTCACAACATTATTCAGTACGACATCCCTGCGATTCAGCAGGTGTATCCCGACTTCAAACCAAAGGGAAAGGTCATCGACACCTTGATCCTTTGCCGGATGCTGTATCCAAACATCTTGGATATTGACTTCAGCAAGAAGTGGGAGGGGATGCCTATCCAGCTGTATGGACGCCACAGCCTTGAGGCTTACGGTTTCCGTCTGGGACACAACAAGCGTCACGCAGATCTCACTGACTTCAGTGTGCTTACACCTGAGCTAGCTGAGCGGTGTGTCTGCGACACGGAACTAAATGTTAAGCTTTGGCACAGGTTGCAACCTAAGGCCGAAAGCATCCCTTGTGCCGTAGACCTTGAGATGAGATTTGCAAGTCTCATCGCCCTGCAGGAAAGATCTGGGTTTGCGTTCAACGTTCAAGGGGCGTTGGAACTGGAAGCCGAGATCAATGGACAACTAAATACTCTCAACGAGCGCTTGAGACAACGGTTCCCGTTCGTTGACGGAGGGCTCTTCACCCCAAGGCGTAAAGACTCTTCCAGAGGATATGTGGAAGGGGCGACTATGTGCCGTCTCAAAGAGTTGAATCCCAACTCACGAGATCACATCGCTTGGGTGTTACAGAATCATCTGGGGTGGAAGCCAGATGAACTCACCGAAACGGGGAAACCCAAGATCGATGAGACAGTTCTGTCGAAGATCCCTGGAGCTGAGGATTTCGTAGAGATCCTTACGCTGCAAAAACGATTGGGCCAACTGAGCACTGGCAACAATGCTTGGTTAAAACTCGTCGATCGTGACAACAGGATTCACGGCAGTGTGATTACTGTTGGTTGCGCTACGGCCCGCTGTGCCCACGTCAGCCCCAACATGGCCCAGGTTCCTGCTGTCAGGTCAGTCCTGGGACCGGAGTGCCGAGCTCTGTTTGGACCTGGCTCCCTCGGGGGAGGGAGAAGCACCAAGCAGGTTGGCGTGGACCTCAGCGGTATCGAAGCCCGTTGCTTAGCTCATTACTTGTGGCCTCTGGATGACGGGACCTTTGCTAACGAGGTCTTGAACGGTGACATCCACACAGCAAACCAAAAAGCTGCTGGTCTTGAAACAAGAGACCAAGCCAAGACTTTCTTCTACGCCTTGATGTACGGAGCTGGAGCAGAGAAACTCGGTACTATCACAAACCAAGACGGCAAAAAGCTGAAACGCAAATACTTTAAGAACATGCCTGCTCTCGCTGAGCTCACCAAGAGGGTGACTGACAAGGCAGAGACACAGGGCTTTGTCAAAGCTTTAGATGGTCGAAAGATTTTGATTAGATCGCCGCACTCTTCTTTGAATTTCCTTTTACAATCAGCAGGAGCTTTGACCAGCAAGGTCTGGTACAACGTTTGCTACGACGAGTTGATCAAAGCTGGGTTGATTTACGGCAGGGACTGGACGTTCCTAGCGCACGTTCATGACGAAATCCAGTTCGCAGTCTTGGAGCAACACGCCGAACGAGTCGGAGAACTTGCAGTTAGATCTGCTGCCTTGGCAGGAGAAGCACTTGGATTCCGTATTGGAATCGATGCGGAGTACAAAATCGGAGACAACTGGGCAGAGTGCCACTAAGACCTGCACCGTTTGCGAACAGTCAAAACCGCTAGCTGCCTTTAGCAGAGACAAGCAAAAAGCTGACGGTTTGTATCCGCATTGTAAGGAGTGCAATCGGATTAACACTGAGCGCCGTAAACGGTACAGAGTTGAGTTTCCAGAGCCTATAGACCAAAAATGTCAGTGCTGTGGCAAACAAGGAGATCTTGTTGTAGATCATTGCCATAAGACACAAGAGTTCCGAGGTTGGATTTGTAAATCTTGCAACCATGGTCTTGGAAAGCTTGGGGACGATATTGAAAATGTCCTCAATGCGTTGAACTACTTGAGCACCTTCCATAAGCTTGGCCAGAACCAAGAAACCAACGATGACTTGGCTGCTGCTTGACGCAGACATGCTGCTGTTTCAAGCAGTTGTTTCTGCAGAAGTTGAGATCGAATGGTGTCCCGACATCATCACGACTCACCTCCCTCTTAGAGAGGTCCGGTACATCTTTACCGAACTGATTAAGACAAAGAAACGCCAAGCAGAAGCGGACAGGATCTGCTGCTGTTGGACTTCTAACTCAAACTTTCGCAAGGAGGTCGAACCAACCTACAAGGCAAACCGAAACAAACTGGACCGTCGGAAACCTGTTGGGTTCAAAGCCGCAAGGCAATGGGCAGAAGCAGCGTTTCCATCAGAGTGCTGGTACAACCTTGAGGCAGATGATGTCCTTGGGATACTTGCTACTCGTAATCAAGGCAGAACCGTCATTTGGAGTGGAGACAAGGATCTCAAACAGATCCCTGGTCTGCACCTAAACAACGACGGTGAGATCATCACCATCAATCAACTTCAAGCTGATGCCTATTTCTATCGTCAGATTCTTACCGGCGATTCCACTGACGGCTATCCTGGTTGCCCTGGGGTTGGCCCGAAAACAGCGGAAAAGCTCATCCCAGAAGAGGAATTTACAGAAGCCACCGCATGGGGAACTGTAGTTCAGCAGTACAAGAAGAAAGGTCTAGGTGCTGACTACGCCCTGACCCAAGCCCGATTAGCCCGCATCCTCCGCGAAACTGAGTACACCTTTGATGAAGTTCAACTATGGACACCACCAACGATCCAATACGACCCTGGCACTACGCCTTCGACGAAGGAGTAATTGAGTGCATCGATTACATCGAGTCACACGCCTTTGATTTTGTCGAAGGCAACGTCATAAAGTACGTAACCCGGTACCAACACAAGAACGGTACTGAAGATCTCAAGAAAGCTCGGTGGTACTTGGACCGTCTCATCGAACGATCTGAAAAGTGGGATCAAGAACGCCACAAACGCTTCTCTTACAACCTTGTTGTCGATGAACTCGAACGCGAACAAAGTCAAGAGCTGGATGCTCAAAGCGGACCAGCTAATCAATCCTGACGACGAACAGCGTGAACAACAGCTGACGTATGTCGAGGAGGAGTTCTACGAGCTCATGTACGCCTATCGCAACGAGAGCCGTGAGCAAGTCATCAAAGAAGCCTGCGACCTCGTATGGGTCACTTACGGTTTACTCCACACTCTTGGCGTGGATCCTGATGTGGCTTTTGGACGAGTGTTTGATTCCAACTGGTCTAAGTTTCCTTTCACCAAAGTTGACGGAAAAGTCCAGAAAGGACCAAATTACAAACCCGCCAGTCTCTCGGACTTATGAAGCCTTACGATGAGATCCTGAACCAG